TCCTGGCCGCTAAACGCTCAATATGTTTTTATAGATCTCTGCTTTAATCTTGGGATCCACACACTATTATCATTTCGGAAAACTCTGGCCTTTTGTAAGCTGGGAGAATGGGAGAGAGCTGCTATTGAATTATTAGATTCAAAGTATGCAAAACAGGTTGGCAGACGAGCAATTTTTAATTCTGAGGAATTGGCCAAATGTCAAAATCAATTGAACAAAACAACAACGCCAAAAGATTAGGATCCCTGGGGGAAGCATTAGTTAAATCCTGCCTTCTGGAATATTCAGACTGGTGCTATGAAACCTGCGAATCACATCCAGCAGATCTTATCGTTGAATTTGGTAATGCTTTATACAAAGTACAAGTTAAATCCAGGAACAGATCCAAAGAGGGCAAATACACTTTTCCAAATGAAACTCATAGATCTAAATCTGAGGCCCATCGTAATTATCATTGCGACATTTACGCTTTTGTTTTCTTTCCAGAAAAGCGAATCCTCTTTGTACCAAACTCAAGCGGCCAGAGGTATTTTGTATACCAAAAAACAGCCATCATCGACAACATGGAATATGACTCACTCCAGGAAACTTTGGGATCTTTAACACAAATACCAGTAATTGATAATTTATTAGATCTACCAGAAAAGCCGTAATCTCGTTAATGCTATGGCATAGGCCAGGGCAAAAGAATCGCTTAAACGAGGCCTGGGGGCTTCCATATTACGATAAATGTGCATTTTGCAGCTGAGATCCTGGTTATAACTCGTAATATTTATATTCAAAATAACTAACTATTTAAGATAAATATATAAATATACTGTTACAATAACTTATGTTAATAAATAAGGGGCAACCCAGGGAGAAAAATAACATGAAAAGAAATACAAATAACAGCTGGGAATATTTAACTGAAACTGCAACTTCAGATGAAGGCATGAGCATAAAAAATGCAAGTGTTTTTCATTCATATAATCCAAATGGACTATTAAGCAAACTGCCACTTACAGAAAATTTTATATGCAATGAAGATAGCAGCAAGATTAACAGTTGGGCATATTTCTCTACAAAATATAATAATTATTATGCAAAAGAAATTGTAAAAAATTGCAGCAGAAGATGTAGCAAAATATCACACGCTATTCTTTTAGAAGGCATAAAAGAAGATATTGCCGCATCCTGGGATGTTATAAAAGAAAGAAATCTAAAAGGAGCAGCATAATGAGCAACAAAATAAATGTGCATCTAAATCCAACTGAGGTGAGGCTAATAAATATGCTTGTAACCAATGTTATGGAACACAACCCAGAATTTAAAAAGACCTGGACAGAAAATAAAACTACAAAAAATTTAATGGCCAGGCTTGATAAAGCCAAGGTTAGTGGCGATGAGTTTTATGGGAGAAAATCATAATGAAAACTAATATATCAATTGAACTAGATGATTCGCAACGAAGCCATCTTGGAAATATCTATAACAACAAAATAGATAAAAAATTAATCAGCAGGAAAGACTTAAATTCATTAATTGATTTAATGATCCAGGAACTTCTGGCCAGCGATGTTGGTTCTGCTAAACAGGTAACAGACAATATTATTGAAAGTGGTTATGCACATTATTTTAATGATGCAAGAGTAAGCCCAGAGGTTTATGCACTTGGTATTGATGCCTGGCTACAACTTAGAAAAGGAGAAAATAATGCTTAATTTATTAATAATTGTAATTTTACTTATACCTGCTAAATACATATTAGATCTGTATATGGCCCACAGAAGAAGGCTTAGGATCTGGAGGCATATCCCATTGTCAATGAGATTAAATTACAACCAGCGAGATGTTAAGTAGCATTGATTGGACATTGGTTCAGCTGCAATTAGCAGCTGGGCTTTTTCCAGTTTTTGTCATTTTGTATTTCCTCAACAAATAAATATATGTATCAACAATTAAAAAAACCTGTAAAAAATATTTCTTTAAATGTCCTGGGCAAGCCCAGAAAAGTTTTGTTTAACAGACATCAAATCTTAGCCGTAACAAATGATTGCGGCCAAACCTTATTACACCTTATTAATCAACAGCAGCCAATTGAGCTGAGAGATAGTTTAGATGAAGTTAATTATTTAATGGAGAGATAGCAAATGGGAACAGTAGGAAAAATAACAGACGATGGCTATGCATCATGTAGCTTGCTTCCAAGGATCTTTAATAAAGATGTAACTACCCTGGACAATTGCATAAGGGCCAGGAAGGGCGAGAATGTTAGAACGCCAGGTAACAGAATTACAGAGATGGGAAATGTTTTAGAAGAACCATGCATATTAAGGGCAGCAGAATTGCTCAGACTTCAACAGCTAGAGGTTGATGTCAAACAAAGATTCAATCATTCAACTTTGCCTTTGCAAGCCTCACTTGATGCAAGGGCCGTGGCAGACAACTTGGTTATACAAGATGATCCAGAGTGGGGTATATACACTCCTGGAGCTTCCAAGGTACTGCTCAACGGCCCAGGAGTTATTGAGAACAAAGTTACCAGGGATTATCCTGCTAAAGAGCTTGAGGACTGGCGTGGCTATATACAAATGCAAGGCCAGATGGAAGTGATGAATTGTGATTGGGGTGTTGTCAGTGTTTTATATCAATCAACAGATTTTCGTTGCTATGTATTTAAAAGAGATCCAACATTTGCAAACATCCTGGCTGAAAAGATTAATGACTTTGAACGCAGGATCCAGGAGGAAGATTATTGGCCAGCAAAAGTGGCCACTGATACACATTTAATTTATAGAGATCTCCAGGACAAAGAATGTATTAAAGATTTGGATAAATCAGCTGTAACCATTATTGAAGATTTATTGGCCGCAAAACAAATTGAAAAAAATGCAGCCGTAGTTGTGGCAGATCTAAATTTACAATTGATGGTTGAGCTAGGCAATCATGTAAAAGGCCAGGTAGGTGAGTATGAGCTATCTTTGCCAACATCTACCAGGAAGCCTACGCCAAGAAAAATAGTGCCAGCAAGCCCTGGTGGAACTTACAGAGCGAAAACAGTTAGGGTTAAACGAAGGGCCACGCCAAGGGAGTAAACAAGGAGAGTTATGGGCGGCCCAGTTTTCATTATATGATATAAAAACTGGATAGCCCTTTTATATATAATTAAAAGCAACTATATTAATACACGGAGAGTTAGAAAATGAATGATTTTGAAAATTACGAAGAACAAGGCGGCAAAGTCAATTTGCGAGTATCGCCAGAGCTTAGAAAAAAGATAAAACAAGTTAGCCTGGATAGGGAAGTACCTATGCAGAATATTGTTGAGTATTGTTTGAAGGTATGTATTTATGCAATTGATTCAAACCCAACAAAAAGCGGAAGTGTCATACTCGATGTAGAATTAGATCTGGATGCAATCTAATGACTCAATATAAAAACATAGTAGACGAGGCCAGAGCGTTGCTTAACAGCAAAAAAATAAACAACGGCCCAAGCATAGGCAGAAATTTTTCAGATCCAGAAGGCGTATGGTTTTTAACCTATCCATGCGGAAAGATTGTGCAAACTCATTTAGACAAACGAAAAAAAGATGTTGTTATCCAGGAAAGCAATTAAAAATGTCTGTTTTTAAATTTCATACAGCCAGTGGCAATAATGGGTTTAGCGGAACCGCAAACATAAAAATCTTTGAGGAACCAGATCTTGCAGATCTAATAATAGAAATTAACAGGCTGCAAATTATAGTTCAAGATCAAGAATTGCAATTACAGAAGTTGCAAGAAATGCCAACTGAATTTACAAAGCAAGAACTCAAATTACTTATACAAAAAATGCATCCAGATAAAAATAATGGATCTGATAAATGTGCAATATTGTTTAAAAAACTTATGGATATAAAAAATGTTTAAAACATTAATGGCTTTAATTTTATTTAGCAATGTAGTCAAGGCTCCAATATCCACTGGATCTTATGAATTAAACCTGCAATACAAAAATTGCAGATCTAAGTTATTTAAGGCCTATCCCAAGCAGGTAAATTTAATCCAATGGCGTAAGTGCATGGCTGGAGAATTAAACAATGGTTAATTCAAGAAACAAAGGAGCTGCCTTTGAACGCCATATCTGTAAATTCTTAAATGATTTGCTTGAGGCCAGGGGCCAGGAAAGATCTGTAAAAAGAAACCTGGATCAATATCAAACCAAAGGCCTGGCAGATATGTATTTTGAAAACTTTGCCATTGAGTGCAAGCGATATAAAGAACGCAAAGAAAATTGGCCCATTGATAAATGGTGGCGGCAAGCAATGGATGCAGCTGGCGATAAATATGTTCCCATTCTTATTTATAAGTATGACAGGCAAGAAATTAAAGCAGTGATTCCATTGGCATATTTAAATCCAGAATTAAAAGAGGCCATGGATCCACAAAGGATTTGCATAACCAGCTTTAAACATTTTCTCCAGATAGCTGAGGCCAAACTTGAAAATATTATTTGAAGATGAGTTTGAGGAATATCTTTTTGGCCGCTGGGCAGAGTATAGAGAAACTCTTATGCAAGCAGATATTGAATTAGATTTATTTGAATTTGAGGAAAAACATAAAGAACAAATTTTAGCCTTTTATAAATTGTCATTAATCAATTTAGAAAAAAGCAAAAGCGATTACCAGAAATGGTTATCAAAATTAAACAGCAAAAGAACTTTGCATTAGTAGGAGTAGACGATGGGATTATTAAGCGATGGTGGCGGTATGAGTAATTTTTTAAATTACAAACATGGGCCAAGGTGTTTTTATTTAGGCAAAGAAAATATTGTGGAATTTGATAAATTGGTTGTTGATGTTGACAGCGTTAAAACTGGCTGGGGTATTTATACAGCTGAAACCAATTATATGTATCAATGGGATGAACGGCCTGGAGTAAGAGGCCCAAAACCAGATAATATTGATGAGCAATATTGGACTGGTGCATTCTCCATGGATTGCTATATAAAAGACACTGAGGAATCTGTATTATGGAGGCATCACAGCGTAGGCAATGCCAGAGCATTTGATTTATTAACTGATACTTATCTAGATAGACTTGATGAAAAAAAGCCAGGCCAAGTTGGTGCTTTTATATCTTTAAAACAAGATAACGGCCATTTAAAAGTTGGTTACAAGGATGATAAGCAGAACACATCCTGGCCATTGTTTGAGTTTCATAGCTGGATTGATAGACCAGAGCAATTTGTATCTAAATCAGATATGCCTGGTGCG